TGTCGTAGCCGTTCACCGACAGGCCGTTGGCGGGCATGTAGATCGGGGCGCCGCCAACATTTTCTGTTCCTGCTACGTTTTTCACCTTCACAACCATGAGCGGGAGCTGAGGCTCCACTTCCTGGTTGAAGTACCAGGCCATCTTGTTGCGGTTGCGGGCCCGGAGCCGGGAGCGCATCTTGATGACGTTCTCCGCGACCACCGTGTCCGCCACCTGGGAGCCTTCCGCCGCCTGCGACACCGTGGCGGGGCTGTTCAGGATGCCCAGGCACTGACCCGCACCGGTGCCGCGCACGATCTCGTCGTCGATCTTGAACGCGAACTCCGACGCGAACGCGTTGGAGATGATCTGCCCCAGGCTGGTCGCGTCACGCTGCGCCCGGTCCGTGGTGTAGCAGATGCCCATCATGTCCTCGAGCCGGATCTCGAGCAGCCCGAACTTGGGCTTGGAGGCGTTGACCGTGTCGGCCTCCGCCCGCCGGAACACCTGGACGCCGCCCCACCGGGAACCGTTCGCCCGGCTGCTCTCGTCCACGTACGGAAGCTCGATCCCATCCGAGCCTTCGCCGATGTCGATCGTGGTGCAGCGATTGGCCAGGACCGCCTCCTCCATGGACCGGTCCAGCAGGGCCGTGGAGAAGTCGGTGCGGACCAGGAAGCCACCTTCCGACCCGACGGAGGTGTTGGCGCCGCTGGCCGCCGCCTGCGGGAACATGCTGAGACGTGGGTCGGGAGCGTTGCCCTTGGACACGTTGGCCACGGCCTGGAGGAAGGTGCCGAAAGCCTTCATCACGCCGCGGTCGGTGGAGCAGTCGCCCCATGGGTTGGTGGCCCCGCCCAAGCTGGACGCCGAGGGCCGCGCGGCCTTGCCGGGAACCGAAGGGGTGCTCTTGCTGGCGGGGGTCGGGACCTCCCGGTCCCAGTTCTGGGCCTCCTGCTCGAACTTGATCGTCGCGTTGATCTGCTCGAGCTCGGCCGTCATCCCCTCGACCTTGACCGCCTCGTCCTCGGTGAGGGGGCGCTTGTCCTTGCCAGCCGCCGCCAGGACTTCCTTGATCTGGGCGCGCCGATCTTCGCGATCGACCTCCAGTTCCTTCAACCTGTCCATCGCTGCTCCTCGGCGCCGTGCAAAAGCAAACGCCCCTGCCGGCACCCGTTAAGAACGGGTGAACAGCAGAGGCGTGGTAGCGCCGAGGTGCTGCGTCAGTCCTGATCGGGAAGAACCGGGAAGCGGTTGCCCGCCGGGGCGGCTCCGAGGCGATCCGGACCCTACGTCGAGGACGACTCTACGCCTGGGGTGAGTCCCTTGTCAAGCCCCAACAGGCGGATGTTCATGGTTTCGGCAAAGATTGCGGCTTCCCTCCGGCTAACCCCGCCGTCGATCTTCCGACCATCTGGGGTCGAGACGCGCCACACGCCGACCTCGTTGTCCCAGCCGAAGACCTCATAGAGCTTCGCCGGTTCGGTGGGGACAAGGGGATGGCCGGGCCGAAGCCGCGGCAGACCGTCTTCGGCCGTCATGGCCAGCCGGCGAAGACGTCGGACGTCAGGGTCACGTTCGTGTTCGCGCTCAGGACGAGCTTCAGGAAGCGCCAGGGCGTCGCCGGCCGCATGATGTAGTTCCCCGTCGTCGCTGTCGTGATCGTCAGCGCTGCAACCGTCCACGTGTCCGGAGTCGCCGGGAGGGAGTAGGGCACGTTGTAGAACGTCGTCCCGTCCATTGAGCCTTGGATGTTCACCGTGACGGTAGGCGTCGCCCCGATGGTGGACACGATCCGGAGCAGGCACGGCCCGCCAAGGGTGTACCCGCGGTCGATCGTGTTGGTCGAATCTCCGGTGCCGGTCTGGGCCGTCTGCAGGTTGACGCCCGTGGACGTGACGGGAGACGCCGAGATGACCACCGCCCCAGCAGGACAGGCCAGGATCAGGGCGAACAGGCACGCAAGAAACCGCTTCATCGAACTCCCTCCCACCTCAGAATGTGCTCCATTCGGCCCGTCGTTCCGATCTCGCGGCACATGATGGCCGGAGCCGCCGAGCCCTCGAAGTGGGCACGGATCAGGCTCTGACAGTAGGGACAACGGTACGTCTTGGCCTCTTCCGACTGCCAGACCGCACCATCCGCGGGCGGGACGTACTCCTCGCGGAAGTCCATTTCGGAGTGCGTGAAACGTACGTGGATGCCCTCGGCGTAGTTCGTCACGGCTTCCCCCAGGGCACGCCCGCCAGCGCCGCGCGCGCGGCCAAGTCCTCCCGGTAGGACCGAGGGCCAGCCTTCCGCGCCTGCGGATGCGCCAGTCCGGCTAGCACCTCGTCCAGGGTGGCTATCCGGTCCACCAGGCCGGCCGCCTTGGCCGCATCGGCCGTGAAGACGGCGCCTTCTCCGTACTTCGCCCGTACGGCCCCCACGGGCACCCTGCGGCCCTTGGCCACGTCCGCCTCGAACAGGTGGCCGTAGTAGTCCACCCGAGCCTGAATCCCGGCCCTGGCCTCGTCCGTGAGGGGGTGGAAGCTCGTCTCCTCGGCCTTCCGCTTCCCGTAGGTGATCTCCGTGACGTCGATGCCGGCGGCAGCCAGCGCCTTCGACTCGTCCGCGTGCGCCACGTAGACGCCGATGCTGCCCACCAGGGCGGAGGGTGCCGAGACTACCTCGTCCGCCTGGGAGGCCAGGTAGTACGCCGCCGAGGCCATCAGGGGGTTGGCCACCGCGATGAATGGCTTCGGGCCTCGGGCCGCCCGAATCGTCGCCGCGGCCTCGGGAACCCCGAACACGACGCCTCCTGGGCTGTCCACGTTGAACACCACGGCACCGACCGAAGGCTCGGCCATGGCAGCCACGATGGACGCGGCCAGGCCCTCCGTGCTGGTCCCTCCGAAGAGCAGGCTCATGATGCTCGGCTTCTGGGTAATGAAGCCGGACAGGTTCACGACCGCGATGTCCCCAACCGCTTTCTTGCCCGGCGCGAGCTGCACGGCGGCCTCGGGAGAGCGGAGCTTCTCCAGCAGGGTCACGTCGGCCAGGTGGAGCTTGGCCTCGGCCATCCATCGGCGGTAGCTGTCCGGCTCGATGAACAGCAACCCGCTGGCCTCGGAAGACCACGTCATCGACTGCGTCATCATGCCGCCCCGTTCAGCGCCAAGTCCGTCAGCGCAGCCAACGCCTCCTCCTGCCGGCCGTTGCTCAGGCTGGACAGCCCATCCGCGAGCACCAGCCCCCTCCGGACCTCGCACCACTCCCGAGCGGAGTCCTTCGAGCACGCCATGCTCGCCGCCACACGTCCGGCGAAGCGGCCATAGAACCTGGCCACGGCCTGGCGCCACTCCTCCCCGCCACGGGCCCGCTCCTTCGCCAGCCGGCCCAGCTCCTGCCCCTCCTCGTCCAGCAGCTCAGTGGCCCGAGCGTCCGCCAGTGCCCGCGCCCGCTTCTCTTCGCCGTTGGGCTTCGGCATGGGCCCTGGCATAGGCTCCGGTGCCTGCGGCCGGCCAGGTATCTGCGGCGCCTTGGCCACCGACGCAGCGCTGGGCGCGAACTCGTCCCCGCCCTCGCGAGGGTTCCGCTCCAGCAGCGCCCGGCACTCGTTCGGGCTCAAGACGCCGATCCGAGTCAGAACCTCGAACACCTCGGCCTGCGTCTTCTGGTCCATCCGAAGGAGCGCGCCCACGTTCATCTTCGGGTAGTACTTCTCCGGCTGAACCACGAGGGTGAAGCGGACGCTCTGCTCGATGAGCTCGATCCACGGCAGCAAGGAATAGATCAGGAACTGCAGGCCCTGCTGCTCGATCCCCGTCCCCCACGAGGTCGAGCGCTCGACATCCCCGATCATGTGCGGCGGGACGCCGAACCATCGCGCAATCTCCTCGACGCTGAACTTGCGGCTGTCCAGAAACTCGGCGTCCTTCAGGGTCATGGAGACGGGCGTGAACTTGACGCCCTCCCACAGGACCGGAACCTTCCCGATACCCTGCTCCCCGCCATACAGCCGCGTGAAACTCTCGGACATCGCCTGGGCCGTGTCGGGCTTCAGCGTCCGCTCCGATTGGATGATCCCGGAGGGCTTCACGCCTCGGCCGAAGAAGCTGGCCGCGTGCCGCTCCGCGGACATCGACACCCCGAACGAGTCGGACGCCAGGTCCACGAGGGACATCCCGCGCAGCCCGTCAGAGCTCAGGCCCTGCAGGTGCCAGATGTCCACACCGCCAATGAGCTTGTACGTTCGCCCGTCCTTGGCCTTGTATTCGTAC